TTGTCAGCGAATTTACTTCAGGTACCGCTGACATTTACGGCACAATTATGTATGAAGCAGCTTAAAGGAAAAACAAATGTTAGAAAAAAATACAGTGATTGATAAAATAGAAGTTTTACAGAATGGTTCTGTACAGGTTCGTTCTGCAATGCAAATTATGGAAAATGGTGTTGTTATATCTTCAAGTTTCCATAGACACGTGGTAATGCCGGGCGACGATTATAGCTTAGAGGACCCTCGTGTAGCTGCAATATGTAGTGTTACTCACACGCCTGAAGTTGTAGAAGCGTATTTGAATAAGATAAATAATCAATAAGTAATATGGAGACTTACAATGGCACAACCAACAACAAGAGACACTTTTAAAGAATGGTGCCTACGTAAGTTAGGTAAACCTGTCATTGAAATTAACGTAGACCAAGATCAGGTCGATGACCGTGTTGATGAAGCCCTTGCCTATTACTGGGATTACCACTTCGATGGCACAGAGAAGACATACTATAAACATCAAGTGACGAATCAAGACAAGTCAAATGGCTACATCACTATACCCGAGAATATCATTGGCGCAATCAACATCTTCGACTTGTCATCAAGTATCGCAACATCTTCAGGTATGTTCAATGTCCAATATCAGTTTGTGTTGAATAACATTTACGAGTTAGCTAATTATAACACATTGCACTATTGGATGTCAATGGAAAACTTGCAGTTTATGGAAAAAATGTTAGTCGGTTCTCAGCCAATTCGCTACAATCGCCATATGAATAGACTCTTCATTGACACGAACTGGGAAAGAATTGAAACTGGGCATTACATCATTGTAGAATGCTACATGATTGTCGATCCAAATACTTACGCAGATGTTTGGAAAGACCGCTGGTTACAGAACTATGCGACAGCAAAAATCAAATACCAATGGGGATCAAATCTTACAAAGTTTACAGGCATGACATTGCCAGGAAATGTGCAGTTTAATGGTGAAGCCATTCTAAACGATGCTCTTGCCGAAATTACGAAATTGGAAGAAGAAATGATTTCGTCATATTCTTTACCGATTACTGATCTTATCGGCTGAAATATACTTATGAGATTAGGATCATAACATGGCAACAAATTTTTATTTTTCAAACTTTACAAACTCAGGCGAACAAAACTTAATAGAAGATTTGATCATCGAATCGATTCGTATCTTCGGTCAAGATGTTTGGTATCTGCCAAGAACTCTTGGCGCGGTAGACGACCTTCTTAACGAAGATGATTTATCAATCTTCAATAAGGCATATATGGTAGAAATGTATATCAAGAATGTTGACGGCTTCGAAGGTGAAGGCGACTTCTTGTCCAAGTTTGGTTTACAAATTCGCGATTCGATCACATTCACAATGTCACAGAGAAAGTTTTTGCAAGATGTTGCTTTATATGATGAGATGGTTCGTCCAAACGAAGGCGATCTGATTTACTTCCCGCTAAATCGTAAGTTGTTTGAATTGAAGCATGTTGAACATGAGTCCATTTTCTATCAGATGGGTGCGCTCCAGACATACGACTTGAAATGTGACCTGTTCGAATTTTCAAATGAAAGATTTGCAACTGGCGTCCTTGAGATTGACACGCTTCTTAATGCATACCGCACAACGGGTGTTAACGCGAATACGGCAGTTGCGAATGTCGAATCGCTTTCACTTCTTGGAGCAGACAACTTCACAATTGAAACAATCGCTGACAGTATTCTCGACTTCAGCGAAAGCAATCCATTCGGGGACGATAACTATTAATGTTTACTCCATTTTACAACGAAACGACTCGCAGATATGTCGCCATTTTTGGCACATTGTTCAATGACATAACAATCAGCCGTAAAAACAACGCTGGCACAACCATTCAGACAATGAAGGTGCCCGTAAATTATGGACCGATGCAGAAGTTTCTTGCAAAGCTAGAACAGGATCCAAATCTGACTGCGCCCGCTATGACTCTACCTCGTATCACATTTGAAATTATCGGTATGACTTATGACGGCGAAAGAGTGCTTACGCATTTAGCAAGGCACAAGATGCCCAGATCAAATGATGACAACTCTTATAACACGCAGTTTACTCCTACTCCTTATAACATCGATTTTCAATTGAATATCATGACTAAGTTTACAGAAGACGGCTCTAAGATACTTGAACAAATTCTCCCTTATTTCAAGCCAGAGTTTACGCCAACTGTAAAATTGGTCGATACTCTTGAAATGTATTTTGATGTTCCTATTGTTCTGACTTCTATAACAACAGAAGACACATACGAGGGTTCATACGACGAAAGAAGAGCGTTAATTTGGACACTCTCATTCACAATGAAGGGTTATTACTTCGGTCCAGTGACAACGAAAAAGGTTATCAAGTTTGTAAAAGCCAATGTGTATAATGAGTTGACTGCGAATACCGCACTTGAAAGAGTGACAACAAGACCAGGACTCACATCAACAGGTCTTCCATCGACAGACATAAGCAACACAGTAAACTATAGCCTAATAAACTTTGATGATGATTGGGATTACATTGTGACGATAGAGGATATAGCGTGATATAATGGACGAAATTGGAAAACATCTAGGCACTAAGCCAGTTATTGAATATGCAGAAATTGTTGGTGAAGAGACGCCTAGTAAAGTTGTTGTGAAAGCGGAAGATACCACGTCCGAGAGTGAGCGCGATTACAAATACGCAAGACAGAACTTCATTGACATTATCGAAAAGGGTGCAGACGCATTAGAAAATCTCATGGACGTTGCCCTACAGTCGCAACATCCTCGCGCATACGAGGTGCTTGCAACGACAATGAAAACTTTGATCGATGCGAACAAAGACCTTGTAGAATTGTCAAGAAAGAATAATCCAGAGCCTGAGCAAAAGCAGACCACTTCAGGCAAAGTTACAAATAATCTGTTTGTTGGATCAACACATGATCTGCAACAAATTTTGAGAGATATGAGAAATGAATAATGGTTATCGTGGCAATAGAAATTTAAAATCTAAAGGCATACAACTTGAATGGAGTCAAGAGAGGGTTCAAGAGTATTTGAAATGCGCAAGGGATCCAATCTATTTTGCTGAAAAATATATCCAGATTGTTCACGTTGACCGCGGTCTGATCCCTATTATTCTGTATGACTACCAAAAAGAAATCATGGAAGCAATCGCTTCGAATCGCCGTGTGACTGTTAACACTTCAAGACAAGCGGGCAAGACAACGACTGCGGTTGCCGTAATTCTTCACTACATCCTATTCAATGATCACAAGACAGTTGCGCTTCTTGCGAACAAGGGTGACGCTGCAAGAGAAATCTTGGACCGTATTAAGATTGCATACGAATCACTTCCAGACTGGCTACAGCAAGGTGTTATTGAGTTCAACAAGGGTTCAGCCGAATTTGAAAACGGCAGTAAGATTATCGCGGCATCAACATCATCATCTTCTATCCGCGGTAAGTCCGTATCGTTTCTGTATATTGACGAAACTGCATTCGTGGAACACTGGGATGACTTCTTCGCGTCTGTTTTGCCTACAATCATTTCTGGTAACACAACGAAGATGCTTTTCACATCTACACCAAACGGTCTGAATCACTTCTATAAGACTTGTGCTGGTGCTATGGAAGAGACAAACGGGTACATCTATATCGAAGTACCTTGGCAAAGAGTGCCTGGTCGTGATGATGCTTGGAGAGAAGAAACACTCAAGGCAATGAACTACGACTACCAAAAGTTTGCGCAAGAATTTGAATGTGTCACTGGCGACACATTGATAACAGTAAGAGACAAAGAAACTGGTATAATTAAAAACATCAAAATTGGCGAGCTGTACGCAGAATTATATTCTTAGAAATTCACATTTATATAAATAACAGTGACATTAATAGGAGTCATATTCATGAATAAAACGTATGTGTATAAAATAACAAGAAATGATGGTCTAGAATATGTTGGCATAACAATTAATCCCAAAGCAAGAAAAAAATCACATTTAAAGAGTATGAGATTTGCTATTGGCATCAAAGATTTTAAAATACTAAAAGAATGTGGTACTTATAAAGAAGCCGAGCGATTAGAAGAAGTATATATCCAACAATTCGATACTTATGAAAATGGATTAAATCTCACTTTAACAGGCAAAGGTTTAAACGACATCGAAAAATTCAACACATATGGTCACAAGTTTTCAGAGAAAAGTAAAAAGAAGATGTCGGAATCAGCAAAGAAAAGAGGACTGAATGTGCCGATTGGATTTAAGCATTCTGAAGACACCAAAAAACATTGGTCCAATATAAGAAAAAATAAAGTATATGGCCCTATTAAACTTACGCGCGAACAATGGTTAGAATTGTATACGGAGTTTAAAGAAGATAGGATTCAGTTTGAATCCGAATATATAGCAAGATTCGTCAAAAAGACGCAAAAATTAAATGTGTGTCACATAGCATTCTCAGAATTAAAAAGCGGCAACGGTAAACCGCTGACAAAAGAAACACTATACAGCAACTACTATGCTGAAAAATTTAATGTTACTCCACAAGCAATAAGAGTCATATTTAAAAATAAAGGGATTATGGCAGATGCGATATGAAGTATTAACTCCAACTGGTTGGTCGGAATTTGTTGGAATAAAAAAGAAACAATCTACTGGTCTAAGCCATATCATAACTGAAAGTGGTAGACAATTAGAATGTACATTAGATCACCAGATAAAAACTAACTACGGTTGGTTATGTGCCCAAGATATTTCTGTAGATGATATGATATTAACAGACACGGGTGCTGAATTGGTGGTAGCAAATTATATACAAAAATCGTCTGTTAACGATGTGTTTGATCTGTTAGAAGTTAAAAAAGATCACCAATATTATACGAACGGTATTATTAGCCACAACTGCGAGTTCCAAGGCTCATCTGGTACACTCATCAGCGGTAACGCCTTAAAAGCTCTTGCTCCAAAGCCCGCGATTACAGAGACAAACAACATTTCAATGTATAAAGCGCCTGTTCCAGGACACACTTATGTGTGTGTCGCTGATGTGTCAAGAGGCAAAGGCTTAGACTATTCCGCATTTCAGATAATCGATGTTTCCGAAATGCCTTATGAACAAGTATGCGTGTTTCGAGACAACATGGTAACACCTGTTGACTATGCGGAAATCATATATAGAACAACAAAAGGCTATAATGACGCATACACTTTGGTAGAGATTAACGACATTGGTGAACAAGTGTCAACAATTCTCAGTTATGACTTTGATGTTGAAACTCTCCTGTTTACAGAGTCCGCAGGCAGATCAGGCAAAAGAATTTCTGGTGGGTTCAGCAAAGGCGCTGACAAAGGAATAAGAACGACGAAATCAGTGAAAGCAATTGGATGCAATATACTCAAACTGCTTGTTGAACAAAACCAATTGATTATCAATGACTTCCACACCATTAACGAACTATCGAAGTTTTCAAGAAAAGCCAATTCGTATGAAGCGGAATCAGGATCACATGACGATTTGGTTATGTGTCTTGTGTTATTTGCTTGGCTATCAGATCAAATGTTCTTTAAAGAAATTACGGACATTAACACTATGTGGAAATTGAGAGAGAAAACAGAAGAACAAATCGATTCTGAAATGTTGCCATTTGGTTTCATGGATGATGGAACAGACTTAGAGACTCGACCCGTGATAGACTTAGTTGAAGACCGCTGGCTAAATTTCTAATTGATTTCGAAAAAATATAAATAATGATATAGTTTATTAGAGTCATACACTATTCACATATATAAAGGAGAAATGAAATGGGATTTCAGGTAAGTCCAGGTATTAACATTAGCGAGATTGATCTTTCTACTGTTGTCCCTGCGGTAGCATCTACAGAAGGCGCTATCGCTGGCGTGTTTCGTTGGGGACCGCTAAATGAGAGAGTTCTGGTCACATCAGAGACAAATCTTGCAACGCGCTTTGGTAAGCCTTTCGCAAACAGCACATGGACAAACGCAGAAACATTCTTTACTGCGGCTGACTTTTTGGCATACGGCAACAAACTTTATGTGGCTCGTGTAGCATCAAATACCGCATATAATGCCGGATCATCAAACGCGCAAATTTCTACTGCAACAGCCGCGCTTGCAAATTCATCATCAGCTTTCATAGCGAGATATCCAGGCGCACTTGGCAACTCGTTGAAAATTTCTATCTGTGAAAACTCTTCAAACTTTTCTTCGGCCAACAACGGCATCACAGGTATTACCCTCGCTTTAGGTGCAAACACAGCCACAGTTTCTGACTACGCATTGCTTACCGCTGGTGATATCCTAAGAGTTGGAAGTTCTGCTATCGGTTTTCAAGACCTAGTTGTTTCGATAACACCCTCAACTTCTACTGTCTCGTTCACAACAAAATACAAACTTTCCACTGCTTTGTCTTCTGCGACAGGAACAAGAAAATGGGGCAACTACAAAAATGTAAACGCCGCACCTGTTGCAAACAATATCCACGTAGTTGTAATTGACGAAGATGGTGATGTGTCTGGCACTCCAGGTACCATTCTTGAAGTTTTTGAAAATGTTAGTATCGTATCAACAGCAAAATCAGAATCTGGCGCAAGTAATTACTACAAAGATGTGATTAATTCTCTTTCAGCATATATATTTGCGACAGGTACCAACCAATCAATCGTGGACACTGCACCATTTACGGCTAGTTACACTTCATTAACTGGCGGAACTGATGGAACAGACGAGGCGAATGTGACTCTCGCAAATCTCGGAACAGGTTACGACCTATTCATTTCTCCTGAAGATGTGGACGTTTCACTTATTCTACAAGGTAAAGCGCTACACGGCACAGATAGCGCTGGCGTAGCAAACTACATCATCGATAATATCTGTGAAGTTCGCAAAGATTGTATGGTATTTGTTTCACCATCGTTTGCCGATGTTGTCAACAATCCTAACGGCGAAGTAGATTCGGTTCTAGCATACAGAGATGCTATCAATAGTTCTTCTTATGCGTTTATCGACTCGGGCTACAAATACCGTTACGACAAATACAATGACGTATATCGCTATACGCCTCTTAACGGCGACATCGCGGGTCTTACAGTTCGCACAGACGCAAATCGCGATCCATGGTTCTCACCAGCTGGATACAATCGTGGTATCATCAAGAATGTTGTTAAACTAGCGTTCAATCCAAACAAAGCGCAGCGCGATATTCTTTATGTCAAAGATATCAATCCAGTCATTACTCAGCCTGGACAAGGAACACTCTTGTTTGGCGATAAGACCGCATTGGGTAGATCAAGTGCGTTTGATCGTATTAACGTCCGTCGTCTCTTTATCGTTCTTGAAAAGGCAATCGCAAGAGCATCCAGATCAGCGCTATTTGAGTTCAATGATGAGTTCACAAGAGCGCAGTTCAAAAATCTAGTTGAACCATTCTTGCGTGACGTTCAAGGACGCCGTGGTATCTATGACTTCCGTGTAGTCTGCGATTCTACAAACAACACAGGCGAAGTAATTGACAGAAATGAGTTTATTGGTGATATTTACATTAAACCAGCCAAGTCAATCAACTTTATCCAACTCAACTTTGTTGCAGTTAGAACTGGTGTAGAGTTTGAAGAAATCGTCGGACAGTTCTAATAAATAGATAAAAAGGAGAGATAAAAATGGCGTTTAACATTAACGATATAAGAAGCCAACTAACATATGGAGGAGCGAAAGCATCGCTCTTCCAAGTGCAGATTTTTAACCCAGCCACGGGTGTTGCTGAAGCTGAACGTAAAACACCATTCATGGTAAAAGCGACTTCACTACCAGCATCAACATTAGGCATGATCGAAGTTCCATACTTCGGTCGCAAAGTAAAGATAGCTGGAGACAGAACATTCGAAGAGTGGAGCGTAACTGTTATCAACGACGAAGATTTCCTTATTCGTAACGCGATGGAGCAGTGGAGCGCAAGCGTTAATGCGCACCAGAGCAACATTTCAAGTTATGCTGGTCCCGCATCACTACAATACAAATCAACAGCGATTGTCACACAATTTTCTAAGGCAGGTGAACCTGTTCGTGAATACACTTTCAACGGAATATATCCGACAAGTGTTGCTGCAATTGAAATGGCGTGGGAAACAGTTGACCAGATTGAAGAGTTTCAAGTTACCTTCGCATACGACTGGTGGAGTGTGACTGGTGGTCTTACACGTAATAGTACCACTGAATAAATAGATATGAGGGGGATTAAGTTCCCCCTACTCTATTCACAAGGATAATATGAATGAATTTGTTTGGTTTCGAAATTAAAAGAAAAACTGAAGAAGGGTTAAAGTCCTTTGTCGAAAAGACAGATGACGATGGCGCTATTAATATATCATCTATGGGTGCTGCTGGAGGTGCTTATGGCACCTTTATCGATATGGAAGCCAACTCAAAGAATGAAGCAGAACTAGTTACAAAATATCGCAACATGGAAATGCACCCTGAAGTGCAAAAAGCCATTGACGATATTGTAAACGAATCGATTATCATAGATGATAAAAATTCGGTCGTTGAGGTCAATCTAGACAATGTGAAGTTGTCGGACAACATCAAAAAAAGAATTACGGAAGAGTTCAACTTGGCTTTAGAGTTGCTTGACTTTTCTAACAAAGGTTATGATATATTTCAGCGCTTTTATGTTGACGGAAGATTGCGTTTTCACGCAGTCATTGACGAAGGCAACGTGAGGGCTGGCATTCAAGAATTGCGTTATGTTGATCCTCGTAAACTTAGAAAAGTTCGCGAAATTGCAAACAAAAAAGATATGCAAACGCAGGTCATCACAAAGCAAACGAAAAACGAATACTACATTTACAGCGATAAAGGTTTCAATGCGTCTATGCCTGGAACAGCAAATCATAATGCTGATATCAAAGGCGTTAGAATTGCGAAAGATTCCATTGTAGAAGTGACTTCTGGTATTCTAAACGAGAACAATACACTCGTCCTTTCGCATATGCACAAAGCAATTAAGCCTCTTAACCAGTTGAAGATGCTTGAAGACGCGGTTGTTATCTATCGTATCTCCCGTGCGCCTGAGCGCAGAATTTTCTATATCGATGTGGGCAATCTACCTAAAATCAAAGCAGAACAATATCTGCGTGAAATGATGGTGAAACATAAGAACCGTCTTGTGTATGACGCCACGACTGGTGAAGTCCGTGATGATCGTAAACACATGACGATGCTTGAAGACTTCTGGTTGCCCCGCAGAGAAGGTGGCAAAGGGACAGAGATTACAACACTTACTGGTGGTCAAAATCTCGGTGAGATGGAAGATGTTATCTATTTTCAAAAGGCGTTGTATAGATCACTGAATGTTCCCTTGACCCGTATGGAAACAGAAAACGTTTTCGGTCTTGGTAAATCATCTGAAATTTCTCGTGATGAATTGAAGTTCAACAAATTTATCAAGCGTCTTCGCGCTAGGTTCTCTATTCTATTCGACCACATTCTAGAAAAGCAACTTGTTCTCAAGAATGTCATGACGATTGAAGAATGGCAAGAGATAAAGAATAAAATTCGATACGACTTCCAAGAAGACAATCATTTTACCGAACTTAAAGAAGGTGAAATTCTTAGAGAAAGATTGCAGTCGCTTGACGCTATCCAAAACTATGTTGGTGATTACTATTCCAAAGAGTGGGTTCGTAAAAATATTCTAAGAATGTCTGATGACGATATCGAAGAAATGAAAGAACAAATGGCTACGGAAAAAGAAGAAGAGCCTGAAGAGGATGACGATGAGGAACAGCAACAGCAGCCTCCTGCGCCACAGCCAGTGACGATTGTGGAGCCTCCAAAAGAAGCTGTTCCTAAGCCTGAACCTAAGCCACCAGCTAAACCCAAAAAAGATGAACAACAATAATTATATAAATAATTGAAAGGAAATACTATGGAAAATTTAACTATTGCGGATATCATTAAGAGCGCGTTTGAAGGCAAACCAGCAGACGCACAAACAGCTTTTAATTCTGCTATTAAAGATAAAATGGCCGCAGCCCTTGATTCGAAAAGATATGAAATTGCCCAGAGCATGTATGGCGACCCTGAAGAAGATTCAGAAGTTGACGCCGACAATGATTATGAGGATACAGATTTAGATAACTTAGATTTAGAGGACCAATCAGATGAAGACGTTTAAACAAATCATCAGCGAAGTTGCCGAACCACTTGGCGATGACGAAAAGCGTTTCAAGGCAAAGCATGTGATCCAAAAGATCGATCATCCTGTTGCCGATGAAAATCAGTTCACAGCTAAAAACACCAAAAAAGACAAGTCAAAAATTTCTGGCTACAAAAACGGAGATGATGAAGTCGTTTATGAAGAAAAGACAATGACTTGCGAAGACTGCGGTGAAGAATACGATTCTGACGGCGAGTGTGATTGTGAAGATGATGA